ATATACAATAAGTTATGGGAAATTTTTGATTACGAAAAAGAAAGGGAAGAATACAAAAAGGTAGAAAGAGCTTTAGATTTATTAAAAATACATTTTGAAAGTTTATGGGACTAGAAAGGAGGAGTAATGATACCTATTTGGGTTGTTGTTGTTATAATTTTTATACTTAGCGGAATGATAATTCATCAATGGTGGAGATATAGAACAACATTGGAATGTAATAAATGTTTAGAGTTTTATTTATACCAATACATTAATAAGTATGGACAATCATTTGAGGTTTGCGAGAAGGTGTTAGAAAACAATGCCGATAACAAAGAATAATATAACAGTAGTAATTTTTTCTAAAGACCGCCCTTTACAGTTAGATTTAACACTTACAAGTTACGAAAAAAATTCAATTCAACGATACGACAATGAAATAGTTATTTATAAAACCTCTTCTGAGAGATTTGAAAAAGCTTATAATCAAGTTTCTAAAGAGCATCCTAATATTAGATTTTTAAAAGAAACAGATTTTAAATTAAATTTATTGGATTGTTTGAAGAATAAAAGATATGTTTTATTCTTAGTAGATGACTGTATATTTACTAAAAAGTTTTCTATTAAAAACATATGTAATTTTCTTGATATGTGCCAAGGGGCAATAGGGTTTTCTCTTAGACTAGGAGAAAATACAACCTATTGTTATTCATTGTCAGTTGATAATGGTATTCCTGCTATGCAACCATTGGGGTCAAACATATATGGTTTTAATTGGAAAGAAGTTGGTATCGGAGATTTTGCTTATCCTTTAGAAGTATCAAGTTCTGTATATAGAGTAGAAGATATTAAAGGGTTATTAGAAAATCTTCCATATAATAATCCGAATTCCTTAGAGTGGTTAATGAGCATTAATGTAAAATTTTTTAATCATCTAGGTTTTTTATTGAGTTTTAGGAAGTCTGTTGCTTTCTGTGACCCCATTAATAGAGTCCAAACAGATAATAATAATAGAGCAGGGGTAAATCCTAGATATAGCATAGAAAATCTGCTTATATTGTACGAAGCTGGCTATAGAATAGACCATAATCTTTTTGATGGTTTTGTATCAAATGCTTGTCACCAAGAAGTAGATATAGATTTCTTAGAGCCAAATAAAGGAACATATGAATATAGATAAAGGTATTTATAAAATCAAAAATTTGGTTAATAATAAATGCTATATTGGGCAAAGTGTTAATTTAAAGAAGAGAAAAATTAAACATTTTTTAGATTTAAAAAACAATAAGCATAATAATAATCATTTACAAAATGCATATAACAAGTATGGAAAAAATAGTTTTGAGTTTTCGATTTTGATGTATTGCGAAAACTTCGAACTAACACGTTACGAAAAATTTTTCGATAAATATTATAAAAAATTAAATCTTTCTTATAATATTAGGGAAAGTGTTGATAGTAATAAAGGATTATCACGTTCAGAAGAATTTAAAAAAAATATATCTGATAAAAATAAAGGAAAACCTAGCAAGAAAAAAGGAATTTCTTTATCGGAAGAAATAAAAACAAAAATATCTAAATCTCTTATTGGTAACACTTATAGTTTAGGAAGGCATCTGCCTGATAACACTAGAGAAAAGATGAGTATGTCTAGAAAAGGGAAATTAAAATCAGAAGAGACAAAAAAGAAAATGTCTGATGCTTCTAAGAAAAGAAAAAGAAGGAACAATGGAACATGGACTTCAACAAAGATATAAAAAAACTTATAGAGAAGTTAAGTTTAGACTATCCTATTCTAGAATATGCGTATAATTCTAAGGAATTTGTCCCCGGTGAAAGTCAAATTTTTTATTCGGGAATGTACTGGTCAGAAGATGAAGTTGTAGCTGCAATTGAATCTCTTTTAGTTGGGAAATGGTTCTCAGCCGGAGAGAAAGTAAGAGAATTTGAAAGCAAATTTTCTAAAAAGATACATCAGTTATTTGGTGTAATGGTGAACTCTGGTTCAAGTGCAAATTTAATAATGATTGCTACCTTAAAAAAATATTATAATTGGCAAGATGGTGATGAAATAATTGTTTCGGTTGTTGGCTTTCCAACAACCATTTCTGTTATATCCCAAAATGGTTTAGTGCCTGTATTTATAGATATAGAAAAGGACACTCTTAATTTTGATTTATCTCTTATTGAAAATAAAATCACACCTTATACTAGAGCAATATTTTTATCACCAGTATTGGGAAATCCACCTAATATAGACGATTTAATTTTTATATGTGAGAAATATAATTTAAAATTAATTCTAGATTGTTGTGATAGTCTAGGTACAAAATGGAAAGACAAATGGTTAGGGGAATATGCGGTAACATCTTCCCACTCTTTTTATCCTGCGCATACAATCTCTACAGGAGAAGGGGGTATGATTACTACTGATATTCGTGAAGTAGCCAATATAGCTAGGAGTTTAGCGTCTTGGGGAAGAGCTTGCGTATGTTCTGGTACTGAGAATCTATTACCTAATGGTATTTGCAATCATCGTTTTGACAGATGGTTGCCAGCGTATGATGGTATTATAGACCATAAATATGTATTTGATTATATGGGGTATAATTTAAAACCCCTCGATTTACAAGGCGCAATCGGTATTGTACAAATTGATAAATTAAATGAAATTATTAGAAAGAGAAAGGAAAGTAGAGGAGTTATATCAGCAATTTTCGTTAAGCATATAAATAATATTGAAGTTCCTGTTACTTATAAAGATGCAGATACAAGTTGGTTCGGTACTCCTTTTATATGCGCTACAAAAGAGCAAAAAGAGAAATTAGTAAAATATTTAGAGAACAATAAAATTCAAACACGTAATTATTTTGCTGGAAACATATTAATGCATAAAGGATATTCGTTGTTAGGAAATCACAAAGATTTTCCTAAAGCAGATATGGTATTTGATTTGGTATTTTTTGTTGGTGCATCTCCTCATTACGATGAAAAAGTATTTAAATATATAGATAATGTTTTGAAGGAGTTTCCAAATGTCTAATCTCGTACTTGGTTATGGGCAATTAGGAAAAGAAATTGTGAAACAAACGAATTGGGATTATATCAGTAGAGAAAAGAATGGTTTTGATTTTCGTGATACAGCAGAGTATGCTGGCTTAATGATTAATTATGATACAATTATAAATTGCATTGCAAATACAAAAACATATTCTGCTAATAAAAATTCTATGATGGAAGTAAATTTTACAGCAGTTTATCGTTTAGCAAACTTATGTATGTATACTAATAAAAAACTGGTTCATATAAGTACGGATTATATATATGCTGATTCTTTTCCGAATGCTACAGAAGAAGATGTGCCACTACATGCGAGAAATTGGTATACTTATTCTAAATTATTAGCAGATGGCTATATACAATCAATTTGTGATGATTATCTTTTAATTAGAACATCATTTAAACCATATCCTTTTCCTTATGAGCAAGCTATTACAACACAAGTTGGAAATTTTGATTATACAGATATCATAGCAAAATTAATAATAAAACTGATTAACAAAGATGCAAAAGGGGTATTCAATGTTGGTACAGAAGAAAAATCAATGTATGATTTAGCTAAAAGAACCAGACCTGATGTAGCTCCTACCAATAGAATATTAGACCCAACAATGCCTACAGATATAACTATGAATATAACTAAAATGAAGGAGTTTTTAAAATTGAAAAAGATGCAGCTATAGCCTATAATAAAAAAGCTATAGAATTATATGGAAAAAATGCTAAATTAAATAATATAGAGGAGAAAATATGAAAATATCTATTTGTATCCCCACATATGAATACAACGGTTTTGGAAAAGAATGTTTAGAATATTCTTTTGTTAAAATGAAAGAACAATTATTTGAAGATTTTGAAGTAGTAATATCTGACCAATCAAAGGATTTTGTAATAAGAGATTTGTGCAATAGTTGGAAAAGGAAATTACATATAAAATATATTCATAATAAAAAAGATGCTGGCAATGCAGCGGCAAATATTAATAATGCAATTAACAATTGTGAAGGGGAGTGGATAAAAATACTTTGTCAGGATGATTATTTAGCTTACAGCGATTCTTTATCGGTCATATCAAAACATCTTGATGGTACAGAAAATTGGCTTGCAACAGGCTATATTCATACTCACGATAGGAAAAATTTTTTCTCTTATCATCCTCCTTATTTAAATCCGAGTATACATACCATTAACACTATAGGTACTCCTAGTTGTACAGCCTTTCGCAATATGCTACCGATACAACAATTCGACACTAATCTAACATATTATTATGATTGCGAGTATTATTATAGATTTATAAAAGATTATGGAAATCCTGTATTTATTACTCAAGTAACAGTTGTAAATTATCTATGGGATAAATCAGCTACTTCTAAAATAACACAAGAACTAGTTGATACCGAAGTAGATTATGTATTAACAAAACACGGTTTAAAAAATGAAAATACAAATACCTAATGTAACTCTAGTTGCACCAACAGGGGAGCATATTTTTGAAACTATTGTAGCTATACAAAAATGTTGTGAGGGGATAGACTTTGGTGCTGTAAAATTAATTACACATGAAAAGCCAGAGGATTTGCCCGAAAACATAATTTTTGAAAAAAGCAATAGAATGGATACTTATGAAAAATATAATGATTATGTTTTTAGAAATTTAACTAATCATGTTAAAACAAGTCATTGTTTGTTAATACAATATGATTCTTGGGTTATCCATCCCGAAGTATGGAATTATAAATGGTTAGAATATGATTATATTGGTGCACCTTGGGTATGGAAAGAAGATTCTTATATTGCATGGAGTGATAGGAACGAGCATGTGAGAGTTGGAAACGGTGGGTTTTCTATACGGAGCAAAAAGTTATTAGATATACCAGAAGATAATAAACTACATCTTGTACAGGAACAGGGATATTATAATGAAGATGGAAATATATGTTGTTATCATAGAACAATATTTTTATCGTTAGGTACAAAATATGCACCAGTTGAAGTCGCTGCTAAATTTTCATATGAAAACCCGGTGATGGAAAATTTCGGGGTTAAAACTTTTGGTTTTCACAAAAATTATCCACCTTATAAAGTAGGAGAATAAAAAATGGCAACAATCAGTTTTCAAACATCCTGTTATCAAAACTCTTATAAATTATTATTAAAAGATGGTTTATTAGAACATTATTTAAGTCTTTTTCCAGATACAAAGTTTTTAGAAAAAACTGTAATTATTAATAACATAAGAGATAAAGACAGTATGGAAGAAGTAATAAGCCTTTTAAATAAAAATTATCCTGATGTGAAGTATTATATCGCCTATGATGAAATTTTAAATGCGCTTCCTCATTTTAATCTTTCGGCTTGGGATTTTCCAATAGGAATGTTTTATTCTATACAACATTTTATAGGTATATATTATACAAAAGCCGATTATTTATTTCATGTAAGTGAAGATAATAATATTGATAATTTAGACTCACAATTTATAACTGATTGTATAGATATATTGGAAAGTAGTGATGATTATATTTCTGCACAGCCTTGGTGGGGCACAGACCCCACTAAAGGCGCTGTAGAAGAAGCAAACGCAGAAGGCTATACTTTGGATAAATTCTATATATGCAAAACACTTTCTGATGTAATTAATATTTATAAAACAAAAGTATTTAAACAGGATATATATCATTATGAGCACCCCGACTCAAATAAATATCCCCTAAAAGGTGGCAATTCTTTTGAAAGAAGAGTGAACTCTTATATGTGGACTATTGGAAAATATAGGGCAGTTCATAGAAATTATAATTTTTTATATGCATATTACGATAATATAATAAAAGGAGTATAAATGAGTAATTTTGATGGTTGGATTGTAGATAAAGAAGTGGGAGATAAGTATTTAAAAAAATGCAGATTATTTTCTGAAGATGAGCATGCGTTTTCTAATTTTAGAAAAGACGAAGAATATATAAAAATATTAGAGGGTGGTCAAAGACTTGTTGGAGAAATTCATTTAGAGAGAATAATAAAAAGGGGTAATATTAGATTTTTATTAGATAACATTAAATCATTTAAGGAAAATGATAAGTATGGAAATCCCGTAGTAATGGATTTTGGTATGGTAAGTAATATTAATCCCTGTACATTACTCTATATATCCCATTTGTGTGATGTGCGAGTAATAATGAAAGATTTTAAACCTAAGAAAATTCTTGAAATAGGAGGAGGCTTTGGGGGATTTTGTAAGATATTAAGTAGTATTTATAGTTTCAATGAATATATTATGATAGATTTACCAGCGCCAATAGCTTTAGCTAAAAAATATCTCAGTAATTTTCCAGAATTATATAATAAGATTACTTTTATAACAACAGCAGAATTAAAATATATAAAACCAATAGAAGGTGTGGATTTATTTATAGCCACATCTTCTTTATCAGAATGTGATGAAGAAACGCAACATTATTATGTAGATAATTTTTTATTGAAAGCTAAATTTGGTTATATTATCTACAATACAGCAGAGAGATTTCCAGATACGTATATATTTATACTTGCAAAATTAATTGAACATTTTAACATATTGGCAGAAAAATTTTATGATATAGAAGTATTGCTTTTAGAGAATAAAATTAATGGAGACTGAAACTTTTTTAGATGTACTGGCTGAAAAATATGGTACAGATAAGAGAATAGCCGAAAGTTTACATGGTTATACAACTACATATTATAATTTCTTAAAATATAAAAGATTTGAATATGAAAATGTACTAGAGATAGGTGTAGAAAATGGTGCATCACATAAAATGTGGTATGATTTTTTTCCCAATGCTGTGATATACGGAATAGATGATTTTTCCAGTAAAAATATTTATACATCAAAAGAAGATATAGAAAACGATAGGATAAAGATTTTTATTGGTAAGCAAGAAGATAAAAACTTTTTAGATAATACTTTTAATAATATAATGTTTGATATGATTATAGACGATGGCTCTCATTTCTCCACACATCAGCAAAAAAGCTTTGATTATTTATGGGATAAACTAAAACCAAATGGGTATTATTGTATAGAAGATTTAGGTGAATATACTGTACGAAAATATAGAGAATTTGATGATATACGTTCTTCTACTGTGATATGGTTGTTTTCATTAATAATGCGTTATCCTTTTTCTTATTTTATAGAAAAAGAAAGACTGAATAAAATGGTGCATGAAATTAAAGAAATAACTATAATAGGTGCTGAATTAGGAATAATAATAAAAAAATGATTAAGACAAAAGCATCTTTTATTGTAAGCAGATTTAATGAATCATTTGATTGGATTAAGGAATATACAAAAGATTATTTAATTTATAACAAAGGAATTCCTATTAAAGATTTTAATACTCATATTTTTAATACCGAAAACATAGGAGGCAATCAAAGAGACATTTTCCATTTTGTCACAATAGCATATGATAATTTGCCAGAATTAATTGCTTTTGTACAAGCCTACCCTTTTGACCACTGTAAAAAAGAAATTTTTGATGTGCTAATTCAAAGAGAAGTGTTTACACCATTGGAGTATCAAGGTATAACTCCTAATAATAGTTGGGAGAAAAGGGAAGAAAATACCTATGGTTATATGGAAATAAATAATAATTGGATTATTCCTGCTAATAATATAACCAATAACACTATATGCAAATATGGCTCCTTTGATGATTTTATGAATACTTATTTTAAAAACTATACTAGCTTAGAATGGCTCAGATTTTCTCCGGGTAGTCAATATATTGTTGAGAAGAAACAGATATTACAATATCCTAAAAAATTCTGGTTAAGCTTAATGAATGAATTAGTTATAAATCATTCTACAGAAGGACATTTGATAGAACGTGCATTATATTATATTTTTATGGGTGAATATAGCTTAAAGGATATATTTTATGAATAAGCCAGAATCTTTTTTCGTTGTTTCCGCATGGAACAATGATATATCTTGGATAAAAGATTACACGAATGATTATATTATATTTGACAAAAGCGATACATTAGCAGCAGACGCTAGGATTATAAAAGTTCCAAACTACGGTTATAATATATATGATATATTATATTTTATTTGTACTTTTTATAACAGTTTATCAGAATTAACTGCTTTTTTAGAAGGGAATCCCTTTGACCATTGTAGAAGAGATATTTTTGATAAATTAATTTATAGAGAAGAATTTACACCAATAGAATATTATAAAGATACACCAGTAAATCCCGGAGAAGCAAGATATACTGATGGGAGTTTTGGGGAAGTAAATAATAGTTGGTATATCTATATGAATGATATGAAGTATAAACGTAGATGTGTATATGCGTCGTTTGATATTTTTATGCATTATTATTTTGAAGATTATAAACAATTAGAAATAGTCAAGTTTGCACCGGGCGCACAATATATTGTAGAGAAAAAACAGATATTACAATATCCCCATCTTTTTTGGGTATGTCTTATGAACGGTCTAGATAAAGAGGACCCATCTGAGGCTTTTGTAATAGAACGTGGGTTATATTATATTTTTAAAGGTACATATAAAGTAAGAAGGGAGTTTTATAGTGAATTACAATTACAACAAAGGAATTTATAAAGATGGATAATTCTAATAGCTTTCGTCCCGGTATTTCAAAACTTATGCATCATCAAGACCATTTAGCAAAACTAGAAAAAAGAGAAATAGTTGGACCGCTTCATGTTTCAGTATTTCCAAATAATTTTTGCCAATTGGATTGTGAATATTGCTGTTTTAAAAAAACAGCCAGAAATAATGAAGAGTTATCTCTTACAGATTTTTCTATTGCAGTAGATGTTTTAACCAAATATGGTTTAAAAGCACTTGAATTATCTGGTGGAGGAGACCCTTTATTGTGGAGTTATTTTAAAGAAGCTGTTTATTATGCCTACGATAAAGGTTTAAAACTATCATTGGTAACTAACGGAATAGCTTTGCGTTCAATACCCCAAAAAACATTAGAGAAATTTACATGGATTAGACCAAGTGTACAATCAGCAAATTATGCAAGAAAAACAGCAATGGATTGGATACCAGATAATGTGAAGAAGAGTATGTCTTTTATTGTATATGATGATAAAAGTTTAAAAGAACTTGAAAAATTATATGCGTTTGCCAAAGAAACAAATACTATAATAAGAGTTGCACCAATGAGACCCTGCGGGGAATTATTTGCACAAAAAGTGGAATATGAAGTAACAAGACTTGGAAAACCGTTATTGTTTTTTAGAAAAGAAATTGGTGCACCCCAAGGTTGTTATATGCTTTGGATTAGAGCAGCTATAGATTGGAAGGGTAATTTCTTACCATGTCCATCTGTTGAACTTTCCCCTGAGCATTTTGGTTTAATACCAGAAAGTTTTGCTGTTTGTAAAGTAACAGAACTAGAACAATGGTTAATTGATAATCCGGTTCATGATATGGGTTATCGCTGTAGTTTCTGCAATTGCGGAAAAGACACAAATGATTATATACATAATTTATTAACGGAAGTCGATGATGTTGACTTCGTATAGTTCTGGAATTTATCAAATAATAAATCGAAAAACTAATGATTTTTATATAGGGCAGAGTACAAAATTAAAGACAAGAAAATATAATCATTTTTGGGAATTAAGAGGAAACAGGCATCATAACTCACATTTACAAAATGCTTATAATAAATACGGTGAAAATAATTTTATTTTTAAAGTTCTTATTTATTGTGAATATTTTGAATTAACTAGATATGAACAATTTTTTGTTGATAACTTAAAACCATCTTATAATATATTAATTGAGTGTGTTAATACTCGAAAAGGAGTTCCGCTTTCAAAAGAAAGCAAAGAGAAGTTGTCCTTTACTCAGTGCCAACGTTATAACAATGGGTTTTTAAATCCAATGTTGGGGGTGCATAGATTCGGTTCTTTAAATCCCATGTTTGGTAAAAAACATTCTGAAAAAAGTAAAAAAGAAATGTCTAAAAATAAAAAAGGGTCAATTCCTTGGAATAAAGGAAAAAATTATTCAGAAGAAACTAGAAAAAAAATGTCGGAATCTGGAAAAAATAAAATTTTTACAGAAGAGCATAGAAAAAACTTATCTAAAGCCAAAAAAGGTAAACCCTCTAACAGATGGAAAGGAAAAAACAAGAAAGTGATGTATAACAATAATGAAAAAGAATATACAGGAGATTTTTACGATGCTGATTATTTTGAGAATGGAAAGAGTTCTGGTAAAGGTTGGCTAGAAAATTATCACTGGATGCCCCAAAGAAGTTTTAAAGAAGCTTTTGCTTTTATTGATTATCTAAGCTTAGACCATGATGATTATGTTCTAGAAGTTGGCACAGCCAAGGGATATCTGATAAAAGCATTGAGAATTTTAGAAATAAAAGCTGATGGTTGTGATATTAGCAATTATGCGTTATCATTTGCACCAGAAGGTTGCTGGAATTCTACAGACCCGCTTTCGTGGGATGAGCATGCTAATTATGGTTATACTTGTATATTAATTAAAGATATGCTGGAACATTTAACCCACAACCAATTACCAAAAATGCTTAAAAGTTTTGCTAAAGTAGCAGATAGAATGGCGTGTGTAATTCCAATGGGAGACAAAGGGATATATAGAATTCCAGAATATCATACAGAGGTATCTCACCTTATAGCTGAAAATGAGATATGGTGGGCTGGTGCATTTAAAAGAGAAGGTTGGGAACTTGTAAAGGATTGTCCCCATGTGCCCGGTTTAAAAGATAACTGGACTTATGTACCAAATGGAAATCATGTATTTGTTTTAGAGAGGCATGTATGAATGAAATAATACACACTTATTATAAAATTTCAAATGAATTTTCTAGGTTTGGTAGTGGTGCTGATTTAAGTGGTACGTTTTTAACTAAAGTTACTCGTAGAGGTTTATTCAACAATTTTATTGACATATTCGGGTTTGATAATATGGTTGTTTTTGCGGATAATGCAAATCCTGAAATAATTGAATTTATAAAATCAAAGGGAGTAAAAGATATTAGGTTAAGTTCAATTGGTTATGTTGGGATATGGTTATATGTTGTAAATTCTGCAATAATGTCTTTGAAACCAGATAATATTATTTATTTCGTAGAAGATGATTATATTCATACCCCTGATGCTAAACAATATATATATGAAGGCTTAAAGATTGGGGATTATGTAACTCTTTATGATTCACTAGACAAATATATAGATTCAGACAAAGGTGGTAATAATCCTTTAATTAAAGATGGTGGAGAAGATACCAAGGTAGTATTAGGAGATACTTCTCATTTTAAAAGACCTAACTCTACAACATCTACTTTTGCTTGTAGAGTAAAAACTTTACAAGAAGATTTACCAATTATTCTTAAATATTGTACACCACAAAAAGTATATGAGTTTATGATGTTTAGGGAATTGCTTACTACAGGAAAGAAAGTTTTAGTATGCCCCATTCCCGGAAAAGCATCCCATGTTGGTTTAGAACTATCCCCTTTTGTGGATTGGATGAGTATTGTTTATGGTCTTAAGGAGGATTAATTGAAAATAGATGGTTCTTTTTATGATAAGGATTATTTTGAGAACGGTATAGGCTCCGGTAAAAGCTGGTTAATTAATTATCATTGGATGCCTAGGCGCACATATAGAGAAGCATTTGCGTTTATTGATTATTTGGGTTTAGATGAATCTTGCCGTGTTTTGGATTTCGGTTGTGCAAAAGGCTTTTTAGTGAGAGCACTTAGAGAATTAGAGATACCTAGTGATGGTTGTGATATTAGCGAGTATGCACTTTCTTTTGCACCTAGAGGCTGTTGGGATTGTACAGACCCCGCTAGTTGGGAGCATAGAAGATATACTCATGTTGTATCAAAAGATGTATTTGAGCATTTACAGCCTAAGCAACTTACAGAAGTATTAAATCAAATTTATAAAGTTTCTCCTGTTATAATGTGTGTTGTACCAATTGGGGATAATGGAGTTTATAGGATTAGAGAATATGATACGGATATTTCTCATGTTATAGCCGAAGATGAACTATGGTGGATTAATAAATTTTTGGAAAGTAACTGGAAAATATGGAAATCATGCGCACATGTGCCGGGTTTAAAAGATAATTGGGCACATATAAAAAATGGTAATCAAGTGTTTGCGCTAAGGAGGATGAATGATAATTAGTAATTTTACTGGAAATCTAGGCAACCATATGTGGATATATGCTGTTACAAGAGCAGTAGCAGAGCATAATGGGTATGAATGGGGTTTTAATCCTATTACAGAATATGATTATTATGGTGGACAAGCCCAAATGGGTTTTATGGAAATAGATTATGGAAAAGAGCATAATCATAAATATAATGATGTACCAGATTGGATAAAATATATTTGGAAAGAAAAACATCAAATGATAACTTTTCCGAATGGAGAGCAAACTTCATTTCATTATTTTCAACCTGAGATTTTTGATATAGAAGATAATACAAAACTATATATAGATTGTTGCCAAGATGCAAGATATGTACAAGGTTACAGAGAAAACATCAAAGAATGGTTTCATATTAGAGACGATTATGCAGAAATATATAGAAAACAATTATCAGACCACGATATGTTTTTAGATGAAAATCTTACTGTTATTAATGTGCGTGGTGGAGAATATAGGGGTATACCTAGTTTATTGTTAACAAAAGATTATTATGATAAAGCTATTGCTATAATGAAAAAGAGAAATCCAAACATGAGATTTTTATGTGTATCAGATGACCCTGTATACGCAAGTACATTATTTGATGAACCAACACTTGTAATGCACATGTCTATTGGTTGTGATTATTATGCTATTAATAATGCTAAAAACATAATTCTTTCTAATTCTTCGTTTTCTATATTTCCAACATGGTTAAACGAAAATAACCCATATGTTATTGCCCCTCGTTATTGGGCAAGGCATAATATTTCAACTGGTCAATGGGCAAATACTGATATGTGGACTTTTGGCTGGAATTATTTAGATAAGGACGGTACACTTTATGGAAAATAAAGAAATAGCAGATAATTATACTTCGACAGGTATTAAATTTTGGAAGCATCCTTACCAGATGAATAATTATAAAACAGGTAATCCTAGCACAGTTATATCTACTCATATATCTCCAACAAGTAAATGTAACTTATCTTGTGAATATTGTTCTGTTAAACTTAGAAAACCAAATCATATCAAGCTAGATGTGATTAAAGATTATATAGAAAAACTATCAACAAGAGGTTTAGAAGCTGTTATTATAACAGGAGGAGGGGAACCTACTTTTTACAAACAATTTAATGAGTTAGTGCATTGGTTAAAATATGACCAGTGTTTATCTTTAGCTTTGATTACTAATGGTACAAATTCAAAAGCAGTAGAAGATTGGGATGCCTTTACTTGGGTTAGAGTAAGTGTTAATTTCTTTGAAGGTTGGAAAGAAAAGATTTCATTACCTTTAAATAAAATCAATAAGGAAAAAACAACTATCGGAATGTCCTTTATAGATGGCGCAGGAGAATTAGAAGATAAGATAGAAGATTTGGCTATGCTAAAAGAAAAATTAGGTGCTAAATATATAAGAGTTTTACCAGATTGCCTTTTACCTACACAAGCACTTGAAAAAGAGCATGAGAGAATATCTGTTGTGTTTGATAAATATGGTTTGTCTCTTTATGGCTTTTTCCATCAATATAAAAACCATCACGCACAAAAGATTGCGACCTGCCATCAGTCATATTTCAGACCTTATTTAAGTGAAGTAGATGGTGGTACAGTATATCCATGTGACAGTATTGTATTAAACGACCAGAACAGATTTTTTCATGATAAATATAGAATCTGTAGAGCAGAAGATATATTAGAGTTTTTAGATAAAAATATAGAAATGCATTTTACTCCGTATGAAGATTGTGAAGGTTGTGTTTTTCATAATAATATAAAAATGTTGGAAGATTTTAAATACTTTGGTTTAGACTTGTTTAATGAGACCAAAGACAAAACCATATTACATGAGGAGTTTGTATAATGAAAGTTTATAGCGCAACACAGTTTTGTAATGAACTTGATATATTAGATTTAAGATTAAATACTCTAGACCCTGTAGTAGATTATTTTATAGTAACAGAATCTGATTGCTATTGGGATGGTACACCAAAACCCTTTTATTTAAAAGATAATTGGGGAAGATTTGAAAAATTTTGGGGAAAACTTATTTATCAAATGAATACTGACTTGCCGAGTGATTATGTTAATCTAACCCCTGAAATGGGTAGGAATGATACAGAAAAATTTATTCTTCAAAGAGTTTTAGCTGGTGATTGGTGGGGGCATGAGCATGCACCATACGGTAGAGATACTTTTGAAAAAGAAAGTGTATATATAGCTTTGCAAAATTGTGAAGCAGACGATATGCTTTTATTATCAGATTTAGATGAAATTGCTGACCCCGAAGCGGTAAAATTTGTTTTAGATAGTTATGACCATAACGATATTTATAATTTTAATTTACGCCAGTTTTATTATTATATGAATGTTGAAAAAGACCATGAAGAATTAGGTCCTACATTACTCTCTTTTGAGAACTTCAAAAAGGTATCTTTTTGTGAACTCAAAATGAGAAGGCGTGGACCAACACTACATCATGGCGGTTGGCATTTTTCATATCAAGGCGGGAAAGATGCAATCAAACACAAGATTGAAACATTCAGCGAATGGTATTTTAATACTACTGAGGTTAAAAGCAACATTGAAAATAGTATGAACGATGCTTTAACGAGTGGGCGTGACCTGTTTGGTAGACCAACTAATTTTGTAGAAGCGTCTATATTAAGTCTGCCCCAATATGTTATTGAACATAGAAATGATATTTATAAAGATTACTTAAGGAAATAAAATGGAAAAATTTTCAATAGCTGGTGCAAGTGGTTTTATAGGTTCTAGATTTTGTGAATTATATCCAGACAATACTATAAAAATGCGCAGGAATCAAAGAGTACCAGCAACTAATAATATTATTAATTTTATTAGTACAACTGATAATTATGCTTTTCGGGATGATATTTGTGTAGATGTAATGTCTAATATTGTTGTTATGTTGGAAATATTAGATAAAGCTAAGGAAAAATTTGGTACTGATTTTGTTTTTAACCAGATTTCCACTTGGTCTGTATATGGTGCTACAGACTTACCCGCAGAAGAAACAGCTATATGCAATCCTACTGGTTTTTATTCTATTACTAAAAGAACAGCGGAACAACTTCTAGTTGCTTTTTGTGAATTATATAATGTTAAATATCGCATTTTTAGACTATGCAACGTGATTGGAGAAAATGATAAAGTAACAAAAACAAAAAATTCTATTCAATATTTAATAAATGAATTAAAAGAAAATAGAGATATAACTCTTTATAATAATGGTGATTTTTTAAGAGAATATATATATGTAGACGACGCTTGTTCTGGTATAAATTTATGCTCAACGAAAGGCAATTTCAATGAAATCTATAATATAGGAACAGGCGTGAAATCTATATATGTAGCCTTAATTATATATTGCCTAGATTATTTAATGTCAACCAGTAGAATAAAATATGTAGATGTACCAATTGAACAAGGGAGTGTACAAGCTAAAAACATGTATTTAAATGTTGACAAAATTAAAAAGCTAGGTTTTAAATCAAAATATACTGTATATGATGCTCTCAATATTGTAATGAGAGGAGGCAAATGAAAACATTTAATGAACTATTTGAAAGTATGATTTATATGAATTTAGATAAGCGTACAGACAGGAGGGTATTGGCTGAAAAAGAATTTGAGAGTTTAGAAATTTCTCCTGTCAGGATGCCCGGAGTATTTATTAAAGGTGCACCTAATCAAGCAATTAACGATGCCCTCGGTTGTATGTTTGCGCATATTGAATGTTTAAAATATGGTTTAGAAAGTGATAGCAATGTTTTTATTTTTGAAGATGATATAAAATTTGTAGGGAATAATATTAAACAGAACATAAATATGGCTTGTGCAGAATTAGATGAATTAGATTGGGATATGTTCTACTTATGTGCAAATATTCTGAAACCCTGCTATCAAGTTACAGACCATCTAGCAAAATTAACCCATGCACAAAACACAGCAGGTTATGGTGTAAATAAAAAATTCATTAAGAAATTGCTTGAGTATTTACCCTTAGACTTTAAAATAGGTCAAATATGGATAGATGTTATTTATGCAGATACAGTAGTACCAAATAATAATTGTTATGTTAGCATTCCAATGATGGGAGTGCAAAGAGAAGGATGGAGCGATATTATGAATGCAAATATGCGCTATGAAGATTATATGTTACAAAGATATTGGACTAATCTTGTAAAAAAGGAGATATAAATGCTTGATTTAGATACCATTCTTGAGAAAAGAAGAATGCCACATTCAGAAGGCGACCCTGATGGCATGATACATGGGAGAAGAGTAAATAGATTGTTTGGTTTAAACGATTTAATAAAAGAAAATTTAAATTCAGAATCTATTGTATGTGAATTAGGTGCTCATGTTGGAGTATCTACTTCTTTATTTGCATATTATTGTGAGTTGGTATATTCTGTAGATGTATGGACTACAATTGGAGTAGATTATATTCCAGCTTTTGAAAGCGAATTTGATGCTTATATGGTTAATTTTCATAATGTTGTGAAAATTAAAGATACAAGTGTAAACGCTTCTTATAGGTTCATGGATGGTTATCTGGATGCTGTTTATGTAGATGCTGACCATTCTTATGAAGCTGTTAAGAAAGATATAAAATATTGGAAACCTAAAATAAAGAAGGGTGGCTTTATAGCAGGGCATGACTATTTTATAGAATTAGCAAACACTGATGTAACAAAAGCTGTTATAGAAGTATTTGGAGAGCCGGATAAAGTATATGATGATTCTAGCTGGCTAAAAAGATTATAAATTACCCTTGACAAAAATCAAAAAGTATGGTATAATTAAGTGTTAATTGGAATAAAAATTAAAGGAGAAATATGGGAAGAAGAATTGTAAAACCAAAGAGCGACCCCTTGGTTAGTATTTTAATGCCTACACACAATCGTAAATGGTTATTACCTAGAGCAATTAGTTCAGTATTATCCCAATCTTATAGAAATACAGAAATTATTTTAGTAAATGACGCAGGAGAAGATGTACAAGATATTGTAGATAAATTTAATGACCCACGAATTAAATATTTTCAAAATGAAAAAAATCTAGATTTAGCGGGTACAAGGAACGTAGCATTATCTCACGCTACAGGAGATTGGATTTGTTTATTAGACGATGATGATATACATCTTCCTTATACATTAGAATTTAGAATGTATATGGTAGAAAAATTGAAGTCTGCGGGTGCTAATGTAGATGTTGTTTATAGTAGAGCGCTCCAAGATATATGGGAAAAAAGAACAGATGGATATGTAAGTGTGCATAAACAGCTTTATTGGGATAGCCCTTTTAATCTTGATTTAATTTTAATACAAAATATTGCTCCTTGCTGTTGCCCAATGTTCTCACGCAAAGCACTTGATGATACAGGTTACAGATTTGATGAAAGCTTAACCACAAGTGAGGATTGGGATTTTTGGGTACATATGTCTAGAAAATTCCATTTTTGGGAATTAAAATTAGTAGATTGTGAATGCTCTATTAGGCAAGACGGTAGTCAAATGACAGGTTCTCGTCAAGGTTATACAGACCACCTACCATATCTATATAAAAAATGGAGACCTTATGCACAAAACTTAGTATGGGTTACTGAGCATCAAAATAATGCTTTAAAAGCAAGAAATTTAAAACCAGAAGATTATGGGTTATAGGAGAATAAAATATGTTAGGAGGAATATATTGTATAGAGAATTTATATAGTAGAAAAAAATACTTTGGTCAATCTGTGAATATAAATAAAAGAAAACAAGAACACTTTAGAACACTGAGAAAAGGAGAACATAAAAATAGATATTTGCAAAATGCATATAATAAATACGGAGAAGATAATTTTAGATTTCAAATATTATTATATTGTGAACCTTTTGAGTTAACAAAATACGAACAATTTTTTGTAAATAATAATAATTTTGTATATAATATATCTTTAGAATGTGTTAATTCTACATTAGGAATAACATATTCCGATGAGGTAAAAGAAAAATTTAAAGAGATAAATGGTGGAAAAAATAATCCTATGTATGGCAAAAAACATTCTATTGAAACAAAAAATAGAATGTCTCAAATAGCAATTGGTAATAAAAATCCATCAAAATTAGATTGGGAAAAGGTACGAAAGATACGAAAATTTTATAAAGGAGAATCTATGAAAAATAATCATAAAGGTTATTTGTGGGATATTATAAGAAAATTGTCTAAAAAATATGATATTGGTCAAACGGCAATTTATGACATTGTTTCAAACAAATCATGGAAGGAAGGTGCAGACCACTCTTGTAGGAGCATCGGACTAAACGGAGACATACAATAATATGAATGTATTATATGTCTTTGCCGATACTCCTCAGGAGTGGTGAATATGAAATTGCAGCGAATGGAACTGCATTATACCTGCTAAGGCTATAAATGCTACAGGTAAGCATACCGCTAATACTATGTTTATTAATGAATTTGTACAAAATACAGAAATATCCCAAAAAATGTGTAATGAAGCTGATATAATTATGGTAGAGAGAAATTATTTTGGGGATACCATAACTATGATGCAATATTGGAAAGTAAGGGGAAAAAATATTGGTGCTATTTTTGATGATGCATATGATATTATGCATCCCCAAAACATATCTTATAATTTTTGGACACATGGAGAATTGAGATTTAAAGACGATAAAGGTGTAGACCAAGTAGCTTATATGAATCCTAGACCAATTGAACAATTTAAATGGGGTTTACAAATGGTTAAAGGTGTGCAAGTGCCATCTGTAAATTTAGCTAAAGATTGGTCGAAGTATAATAAAACTTATTTTGTACATAATTTCTTAGATATGCCTAAATATATGGATGTAAAACCTCTTTATCCACATCCAGAAGATGAGATTGTTATTGGTTGGTGTGGTAGCATGTCTCATTATGCCAGTTTTTTTGATAGTGGTGTATTACAAGGACTTAGAAAAGTATGTAGAAAATATCCTAATGTTAAGGTTCTCATCAGTGGAGACCAAAGGATTTTTGAATTATTAGAAGTTAAAAATAAGATATTCCAACCTTTTGTACCTGCGGAAGTATGGTGCTCTTTATTAAAAACATTAGATATTGGCTTATGCCCCTTAGCAGGTGAATATGATAAGAGGCGCAGTTGGATTAAAGCTTTAGAATATATGGCTTTGAAAGTACCTTTTATTGCTACAAAGTATCCAACATATGACGAAATGCATGATTTTGGTGTTATGACCGATAATGGTTATAAAAATTGGGAAGATGCTTTAGAAGAAATGATTGGTAACTATTCTAAATATAAAAATGTTGCAAACACCATTGGTTATGATTTTGCTTTAGAACAAAGTGCTTATAAGAAAGTCGAAGAAGTAACATTGCCTTTATATGAAAGACTAATTGATGCCCCCTATCCTTTTGAATTAAATGGTGCAAGTTGGGAATGGACACAAGTATAAATTGATACTTGACAAATTTATAAAAGTGTGGTATAATAGAAGCAAGGAGAAATAAATATGGATACTTTTTTAATAAGCACTCTTGTTGTGGGTACAATTTGCGTATTACCCGGAGTTTTTGCATTAATAAATCTAGCAAACAAAGATAAAGCAACACAAATGGCACATGTTTCTCATACTACTTCTAGATTGTCTGATGAAGTATGGGCAATAAAAGATAGGATGGTAGACTTTTCTACAGAAAATTTATGGAAAAGGATGTATGAAAAACCTGTTATTATACGTTGTGAGCATTGCAAAAGCCTTAATGTAATAACTAGCCTTGAATGTATTAAATGTGGTGCACCAATAGGAGATTAAAATGCGTGACCCTGCTAGAATTGATAGGATTTTAAATTTGATTGCTGTTATATGGCGCAGAAATCCAGACTTGCGTTTGGGACAGCTTTTATCTAATTTTGCTGGTTTTGAAGGAGAACCTTTTTATTATGAAGATGATGTAACAGAACGAAGGTTAACAGAATTTATAATGAGAATAAATCGCAAAGAAGAAGGAAATCCTTAATGCCTACTTATGATTATCAGTGCAAAACTTGTGATACAGTATTCAGTATAAGTGGTCCTTATTCTACTCTAGTTGGTTGCAAACCTTATTGCCCTTGTTGTCGTAGTAGCGGGAGCAGTGTGAAAAAACTAATTAGAAATATTAATGTAATATATGGTACTAAAGGTTTTTATAATACAGACAATAAAAAAGAGGAAAATAATGAAAAATGATTTTGAAATTAGTGATACGGAACTACTTGATATTTTGATTAATAGAATAATAAAGTTGCAAGAAAAAAAATATATTCATCCTCTCGATATAGAATTTTGGATAAAAGATGTAGATAGAGTTTGGGGTGAATACACAGATAGGCATGATGCTTATACAAAAAAATATGAAGAAGAACATAAAAAATAAATAATTTACCCTTGACAAAACTCTCAAAGTATGATATAATTATATTATACCGAATAAAGGAGAGAAAAACATGTTTCAAAAAACTGAATTAAAACTGTTTCGTGAGGATTTTGAAAAAGCTGTAAAGGAATTAGAAAAGAAGTATGGTGTAAAACTGGAACTTCATGCCATTACTTATGGTGATATTGAGTTTCACGCCAAATTAACTGCAACAAAAGTTGGAGAGACCGGAGAAAAGAAAGTAGATACATCTGCTTTCGAGTGGATGAAAGAATTAATTGGTTTCAAAGGTAATCTTGGTGATAGCTATACTGACTATAAAGGAATTACCTATACGGTTTGCAATCTTGACCCCAAAAAGCCGAAATATGCTGTATTGTTGAAAGCCAGCAATGGTAAAACTTACAAATCAACTGTAAGTATGGTAAATATGCATTTGGCTTCCCAAAAGAAATCTGGTTTAACAATAGTGGAAAGACCTTATTAGCAATACATAATCTGATATAGGGGTTTAGGAGTGCTCCGACACTCCCTTCCCCTTGTTAACTCGGAGGTTAACATGATGGTAGGTGTTTATAGAATTACAAACAAAATAGATGGAAACTCTTATATTGGTTCATCGAAAAATATTGTTGGTCGTATAAGTGCGCATAGAACTTCTTTAAAACACCATTTTCATTACAACACACTTTTACAAAAAGCGTGGGACGAATATGGAGAAAACAACTTTGAGTTTAAAATTGTTTATGAAGTTAATGATATTGAAGATTTATTAATATATGAACAATATTATATTGATAAATATAATCCTATATATAATGTATATAGCAGTGATGGGAGAAAGAGAATAAGAAAACCAAACCATTATAAAATGCTATGATTTTATCTTAAAAATACTGTGTTTAGCCCATCGACAAATTTATAAAACTATGATATAATTATATAAAGAACCGAGGAGGTGCTTTATGGATATCTTAGCTGGTATGAATTTGTTGACAATTGGGTTGGTAATACTCATATATATATTTGCAAGGGAAGAAAAGAGCAATATTAAATAATAAATTGACCCTTGACAAAATAGCAAAAGTGTGGTATAATTAGTAATATGGATAACAAATATTTTTTACCTTTTATGTTGATAGTAGGCAACCAGAATAAAGGTGATGGTACTAAAGGTTGTGGTTGTATGTTCATGATATTCATATTATTTCTTTTAGCATTAAGTATTTGTTCATCTTTAGCACATTAACAATTGAAAGTAATCTGCGGGGAAACCCGCAATACGGGCTTTGAGTAGGACGGGCATACGTCCGGTTTGCACCCGGAAAAACCGAGTTCGACTCTCGGAAAGTCCATGTATGGAAAGAGATAGAAGGGCATAATTACCCTTTTGATAAGTATAACCTCGTACTTCTCTTGAGGAAAAGGAAGAGGTTCTGTTGGTGTAGCAAGATAATTAATTAATAATTAATACCCCGTAGTTTCACAGTAAAACACTAATTGTATGAATAGTTACAATTTAGAAACACAGTTTTCGAATGCTGTCGGGGGTCTAAAGGCTGGCGCAACAGGACGTTATTTGGTGAGACCGAATTAGGCAAACCTCGACCAGTTGCCTTTCGAAAGAGTTGCCAACTAGCCTTAAAATTTGCTCCCTTGGTATAAGGGTGATTACATTAGTCTAACATACTAGCGATAGCTGTTCGACTCAGCTAGGGAGCACTAGAAAATGGTGGGTAGGGGGTACAACACAGTAAGATGGAATTTGCAATCCCATTTCAGCCTGACCCTAATTAGTCAAAGCGTGGACAGCCATTTTCAATACACGCCCTTGGTATAAGGGTAATTACATATGTTCTACACACATGGGATAGCTGTTCGACTCAGCTAGGGCGTACAAATGGAAGATGGGGAAAATAGTTTTCAACGTGTCTTGAACACACGCCCGTCTGAAAAGACGATGGAGCGTTACCATCATCTTCCTCCTATTGGGGAGGATAGGATAGCTTAATTACCTATCCGATAAGCGTAAACCTCTCGTTTCCTCCCTATAATTTTTAGAGGTTTTAGAGGAAAAAATGAAAAAATGTGGAAAATGCAAAGAATTTTTAGAAGATTCTGCTTTTGCAAAAAGAACTTTAAAAGGAAAAATTGGATTACAAGCAATGTGCAAAACCTGTTCTAATACCAGTAGAAGAGAAGAGAATAAAAAATATAGGGACGAGCACAAACAGCAAAGGCATGATTATCACAGAGAATATCTGATAAGAATAAAACACGAATTTATTGAAATGTATGGTAAAAAATGTAATTGTTGCGGAGAAACAGAAGAAATATTTTTAACTCTTGACCATATAATTCCTAGAACAAGAGATAATAAAAATGAAACTGGTAGAAAAGCATATCAAAAAGCATTGCTAGAATATAGACCGGATTTATATCAAGTTTTATGTTATAATTGTAATTGTGGTAGAAGAAGTGGTATTTGTCCTCATCAAATAAAAAAAGGGATGGTGGCGTAATGGTAGCGCAGTAGCTTGGAAAGCTATCCATCTTAGTTATAAGGTGTGGGAGTTCGAATCTCCCCTGTCCCGCTGAATAATGGGTAGTTGGCAGAGACAGATGATTGCAATAGCCTCGAAAACTATATACCTGAAAAGGTACACTGGTGCGAATCCGGTACTACCCTCTACATTGAGTCGTGGTGTAACTGGTATCACAGCACACTGCTAACGTGCCCAACCCTTAAACAAGGTTGTGGGAGTTCGAGCCTCCCCGACTCAGCCTTATGCGCCTGTAAGCTAATGGATAAACTAGGTGGCTACGAACCACTTTATCAGAGTTCGAGTCTCTGTGGGCGCTCTTAGGAGAGATTATAATGGAAAAAGATGAGATAATTTTTGGTTTTTTTAGGTCAAACATACGAAATTACTTAGTCAAAGAATGTTTAGAAAGCTGTGATAATCCACAAATGTACTGGTGGGCACTACAGGAGGTTTTCCATGATTTAGAAGATGAGATTGAGGAAAATCCTGATTTTTGGGATGAACAAGTATTCTGACCCTTGACAAATGAATAAATATGTGATATAATAGTAATATAACAAAAAACATTGGTGCGTAACGCAAAGGCAGACGTACCCGACTGTTAATCGGTGAATCATGAAGGTTCGACTCCTTCCGCATCAGCTAGTACGTAGAAATTGCACCTTAACAACTGAAATACCCATGCACCATAAGCATTGCAAGCGATGCAATTGGCTCTTAACCATTAGAAGTCGGGGCAATACCGACATGGTGCACTATGGGCGTGACATTGGCATCGACTAGGATAGTAAGCTAAAAGGTTCTGGCAAAAAATTAACTGCTGAATACACACTTGCTGATGCTCTCTTTGAGGGCAAAACAAACGTTTCGCTGGCTGAACAACTCTTTAGCCTTCCAGTTAACAAAGTTCCCGCTTCTCTTTAAAGTGGGTGGTGGACCGGACAACGTGGAGTTAAATCCCGAACCGGGCAACGGTTTCCCTTTAACCTTAAAAGGGATGGTGGAGGATGGCGGGTTTACCTGTCACCCCAAAGGGGACTCTCCCTTAAAAAGAGAAAGTCAGATTACCAGACTAAATAAATAGGTGACTCTTGCCAGAGAGAAAAAACTTGAACCAAGAATTCTAGGACCGGACTTCGAAGTCCGCACGTCCACTTTGATAGCTGGTCTATCTGAAACTAGCACAGTTTCTAGGGTAAAGAAGTCAAAGGCATGAATTACCAGCTATCAAAAAATCATTAGCGGTGAAGTTGGCGCAACGGATAGGGTAAACGTAACCTTATTCTGAGTGACTCGATAAAAGCACAATCCGAAAGGGTTGCCAGCCAACCAACAAGTGAGAGTATGTCGGGTGAAAAGTTCCCATCATATCAGTAGTGAACGCAGTCCAGTGGTAAAAAGTTATAGGCTGTCTTGATAGCAGATAATACATAATAACCAGCGTAGGATGGATACAAAGTCTCACTCTCACAGGAAAAGGGACGCTAACCCGGAAGGCGTAACCGAGGAAAATCTAAAAAAATAAGGAGGTACATATGAAACGGAAAGCTCGTAAACAGATTGGTACTTAATATACTCCATAAGCATTAATCGTGATGCAGAGGTCTTTTAAACCTCAGAAGTCGGGGCAGTACCGACATGGAGTACTAGGGAAAGATGTATAGCTGACAGCTATACCCCTTGCCTCGTCAGCAGGGTCGTTTAATAAAAGATGTTCCCATTTATAATACTTACGTGGTGTAACGGTTAACATTCTATACTGTCAATATAGAGAGAGAGGGTTCAACTCCCTTCGTAAGTGCCTTTTTGGTAGAGGTGTGGTGGCTACTACACAATAGATAATTTATCGCTATGAGAAGCCGCAAAGAGAGGAAACGGGAGTCATGACCCTTAGTACTTGAAACGGGATGTTATCATCCACGAGACTTCCGGCATCAAGTGAAACTCCTGACTACCAAAAAACATAGTGGGTTGGTGTAACGGTAGCACAAACGTCTCCAAAACGTTTTGCGGGAGTTCGAATCTCTCACCTACTGCTATTTCCCATCCTAGCCAAGGTGGTCAAGGCACTCGTTTGAAGAACGAGCAATCTCAGTTCGACTCTGAGGGTTGGGACTAGAGCAGGGTTTTTCCCTTGTAATAGCGGCTAATTACCGACAGCTAAATGCTCCGGAGGTTGCTCGTGAAGTGACCAGCATACAAGAAGCTAGGCATAGCTTGAGGAAAAACCCACTCTTATCCTGCCATGAAGGGAATTGGCATACCTAACGATTTCAAAAATCGTTGTCTTACTGGTTCGAAGCCAGTTGGCAGGACTGTAAGCGGAGGAGGCGTGACGGTAACGCATCAAAAACACTGCATGCCAGTAGCCGAACTGGACGACCAAAAAACAAAAGGCACAGGCAGTTTAATACGGTTCTGCCCGACTAGGTTCAACTCCTAGCCTCCGATTTATGGGAGCGTCGTATAAAGGAAGTACAGGAGACCTTCAATCTCCAAATGGGATATCGTAATTCCCCGTTCTCACCTTTGCCTTCTTAATATAGAGGAATAGTATACTAAGTTCTCAACTTAGTTAGGAGGGTTCAAGTCCCTCAGAAGGCACTATGCTTGTGTGGTGAAAGTGGTAGTACACAGCGGACTTAAAATCCGCCGCCTTAAAAAGCGTGGAGGTTCGAGTCCTCTCACAAGCACACGCAGGATTAGTTTAGAGGAAGAATTTTTCTTTGGTATAGAAAAGGCGTGAGTCCGAGTCTCACATTCTGCTTAATAGAAAGGGATAGAACAGCCTAATTACCTGTTTGAAAAGTGAACTCCGCAC